AATCGCAGAAGCAGATACAGGCGCGGGTGCTGATTCAGTCGTTGTGGGAGCTAACTTAGCTAGCGCTTCGAGGTACCCTGGACAAGTTGGCGACGACAACACATTTACAGAGCATGGATCGACACTATACTTCAAACTAAAGTTTACATTCGTTACCTCAGGCCCGTATGGTCCCAACCAATAATTGTTATCTTTTCCGACAAACCCGTAACGCACATTGCTCAAGTCTTTAGTTGCGTAGGGAGTAGTAAAGTTTTCACTATAATTGAATGTAGTCCAATTGAACTTATAATTTAAATCATAGACATAGTTCTTAGCTATCTGTCCGCTAGCGTCATACAATGTAGTATAAGCACTTAATGTATCGACGCCTCCATTATCCCAGCCGTTACCGTTCTTTGCCGTGAAGCCAAAGTTGAATCCATTAACCCTCAGACCCGATCCTGAGTTAGGCAATACGCTTGCAATAGCTTGCGCCTGGTGGAGGTCTGTTGTTCCGTATGAAAAGTTGATCGATCCTCCAGGACGGACAATTGCGTTGGGGCCACAATACCCTCCAAATAAGACATCAATAAACGACCAGCAATTCAACGTGTCCTGATACACGCCATTGACCCATGGCGTGCCTCCACTGCTCGTTGTTGTTGGCTGGACGATATTCCCAGTTGTGTATACTTGTGTTGGATCTAGCGTACCTGGTTGCTGAGCATTAGAAGCCAAAGGCTTTATGCACAACAAGGCCAAGCAAAGCGCCGATGCCAATCTTCTTATACGTATCATCTTGTTTTTCCTTGACGATTTGCGGGACTTTGTCTGGGTTCGATTCCCAAGCTACCTTTGCTGCGTCACCAATCTTTCCTTCATAAGGGCAAGGTGTGCCAGCAGCTAACATAGCGTCAAATACTCTACGGTCTTGACACATCGTAGCAACAGCTGCTACCTTCATTCCCATATCATAAAGAGTCTTGGAAAGCTTCAATCTCTCACAATTTTCGTCTCTAACAGTACCGCCTGAACTAACACCAAAGATTTGCGTCTGTACGCTGCCACTAGTGCCGGTAGTACACAAATCATTATTGCCGCCAGACATCATAGCTGGAGCAATTGCTGTTGGAGGAGGTTGAATCACTCTTTGTGTAATATCGGTCGTGTTGATATTACGATTCGTCATATCGCCGGAATTGATATTTTGGTTCACATTGCTATTAGCGTTCGTGCTAGTAGATGTGTTTGTGTTGTTGTTTGTATTTGTGTTATTAGACGTAGTGCTACCGTTGTTAATATTAGTATTTGTAGAAACACTCGTATTAACGTTGTTGTTATTATTCGTAGAAGTACTGCTATTGACGTTATTGTTATTGTACGTCATAGTACCGGTATTAACGTTGTTGTTAGTATTAACGTTGGTAGATGTGCTCGTATTAACGTTATTGTTATTATAAGTCATTGTGCCGCTGTTGACATTATTATTGTTGTATGTCATCGTGCCACTATTGACGTTATTATTATTAAACGTTTGAGTGCCGCTGTTTACGTTGTTATTTGTATTAACGTTAGTAGACGTACTGACATTATTGTTAGTATTAGTTGATACGCTGTTTACGTTAGAATTGTTTGTACTAGTGCTTGTGCTAGTACTATTGTTATTAGTATTAACAGTGCTCGTCGACGTCGACGTGCTGTTAGTATCTACAAGCGTTTTTGAATCATAAGTGGTCTGTGCAATGACCCCATCAGTGAACATTACAAAAAGCAGCACAAGGGCTAGCTTTTTGAGTAGCATGATTGTTATTTAACTCCATTAAAGATGTTTTTCTGTATTTGATACCATTCGACGAAACCATCATGTTTAACTGCACACTCATAATATGTAGTATAATTGATAGTTACAGTCTTCGATACCTCGCTTAACTTAGCGTCATCATTTAGTTTTTGTAACTGGGGACATCTGACAAGCAATCTTTCAGGCACGTCAGGAAATTTAGCAGTCACTGGAACAGTAGTAGAACATCCGCCCATCACTACAACAGACAGTAACGCCAATAACTTGTGATAAATTTTATAATTATTCATTTTGGCAACTCCGCAGCGTCGTTATGAGCTTTTATGAACTCTTTTGGTATTTCACAAATACCGCCTGGCTGAAACTTTTCATCATACTTGACAACCTCGCGGTCGACGTATTGAACGATGTCTTGACCACGTCTGGTGATATATTCAGTTTTCTTAACAACCTTTTCAACGATCTTTACATTCTCTTGCTTCGATGCAACTTCCGCAGCCGCAATCTTTTCCTCCAATTCTTTTACACGTTCAATCCAAACTTGCTCGTTGTGTATTGCACCAGACATGAATGTGCCCAGTACAATCGCTGCGACAGCCACTAACTGTATTGGAGTCTTGTAGATGTACACAGCAGGAATTGGAATGAATCGAATAAAATAAGTTGCCGCTAATCCAAATATTCCTGCAAGCAAGATAAAATAAAAAAACCAATCAGGTAAAAAATTAATTATCCACATAGTCGTCCTTATAGCGGAAGAGAAGGTTTAATAGGAGGAGTAAATGTAGTCGTGTACCGAGCATATCCTTTTGTCACTCTTATATCAGACATGAATCCAGTAACGTATGTTGTGCCGCCGCTATCCTTACCCATTGTAACAGGAGCTGCGCTGTAGTTGTTCGTGTCCGCATATGTGCTACCAACTTGCACGCCGTTCATAAACATCTTTGTACTACCACTACTTCGAGCAACAGCTACATGAGTCCATTGTTGCTGCGGTAGCGTTCCTCCGTTAATTGCTGCAGCGGCACCAGCGTAATATATCAAGTTGCTAGTACCATCCCAGTATATTAATAAACGAGTACCAACAAGGTTATGGTCATATAAATCTAACCGAGACGTCGATTGTGGATACACCCAGAATTCAATAGTGAAGTCTCCTGTACCAAACGCCGTCTGTCTATTCATTGCAGTCATGTTTGTGTTACTGCTGCCAACAACAACATAATCAGTACTACCGTTGAACTGTATACTACGTCTTGCAACAACGTTAGCGTTAGCGAATGGTTGCTCGTTTGCACGAACCGACACGTCACCGTTTCTTGTTATTGTCCTCAAACCAGAGCCGTCGACAATACGATATGTATGGCAGACAAGCAATTCCGTATTTGCAACGGCTGTGAGAGGGACAGTTGAAGGAGTAAAGTTAGCTGTATAAAGAGCACGCTTTACTACACGCACGTTCGATACCCAACCAGTACCATACGTGCTAATATCGGAGCCCGCCATAACATACCACGGCTTTGCTCCGTTATACGACTGTATGCTCGTGGCAGCACCAATAGCATATGTTGTTGCATCGGCAGTGCCGTTAACGTACATTGTCATTGTTGCACCGTTTCTAACGACTGCAAGATGTGTCCATGTGTTAGCAGTTATTGTCGTGCTTGTTGCTGTAGTGTTAACATACGCCGTCGTTCCTGTAACGTTCCATCCCATGAATAGTCGACCTGTTGTGAGGACTTTCAGCTGCATCATACCACCAGTTTGATGGCTCGTTAGGTATGGCGTATCAGCAGCAAGAGAAGGAATCTTGACCCACGCTTCGATGGTAAAATCACTTGTACCAAATACCAGACTCGTATTTGCAGTGACAGAAATGTAGTCGCCAGTGCCGTCGAAATAACAGCTAGTGCCATCATAATATGGACTTGTGTTTTGTACGAGCTTTGTGACACCAAACGTTTCAATCTGTCCTGGGTTTTGAGTCTTGTCGTGTATCACCTGCGCCATAGGATCGGACAAGAATGTGACCGCTCTAGTGATTTGAGTGTTAGATTCGTTTCTAAGCGGAGCTACTGGAGGAAGGAAATCTGTAGTATACACCACCTTACCTATCGTCAAACGATGATCGCATTGGTATCCGAAGAATCCATCACCTATCCGCAGATAAGTGGATAGCGCCGCAGCATTTAAATCGACAGTCGAGGCATATGTTGTATTGGTGTTAGCTACCAGCACACCGTCGTAATACATCTTATATAAACCACCGCTTCGCGTTAACGCACAATGTATCCATCTATACATTCCGCCGCTCGAAGCACCAAATGTTGCTCCATACGCTTCTTGGTTACCACCGTCGTTTTGCTGAGCAGCAGAGAAGTTAGTCGATCCTGTGTATCCAGCGTTTCCAGCTGACCAGTACCAGCAGCTAGTGTTGTTGGCCCAATAATTACGGAACAATCCTTGCTTCTGTGCTGCGCCACCGACTTGTCCAAATTGATATATCCACGCTTCTGCAGTAAAGTCTTGCGTCGTTACTGCATAGTCTGTAGTGTTAGGCGTTTGATAGTAATCACCGCTACCATCAAAATATATTGACGCACCTATTACGTTTGCAGAATAGTTGAACGGTCCGTTCGTTGTAAAACCAAACGGACTTGAAGGCATTACACGAGGACGGCCCGCAACTGTTAATGTCGAAACGGTGTTGCTGACATCGATCAATTGTGTTGATGCGCAGGTGAGCAGTTTTGTGTTTGCTGTCACTGCCAGTGCTGTAGTAGATGGAGTAAAGTTTGCAGTGTACAATGCTTCGCCGAGAACGAATCGAGCATTCGACACCGTCATTCTACCACCATTGTTACCAAGACCGTTATTATCATACGCTCCGTTGATTACCCACTGTGTGCCAGTAGCTGCTACTGTAGTTGTGTCCGTCGCTGTACCATCTAACACTCCATCGATAAACAACCTACGAACACCACTGCTATCTTTACTTACAGCAACATGGTACCAACGGCCTGGGAGATAAGTTCCAGTGGTTGAAAAATTAACGAATTGGGATGATCCGTTTCCTTGCATCACTCTAAACTTATTAGCGGTGCCAAGTCCCCAATCAACCGTCAGCGAGTTGCCGTATGCACTACCAGAACCAATTGCAAAGAAGTACCCTGATGTTATAGGGAACACCCAGCACTCAAAGGCGTACACAGTGGCCGTAGCACTGATATTGAATGATGCGTTTGTGCCTGAAAGATACGTGCCAGTAGCTGAGAAGTTAACACTATAACTGTTAGGCGTTTGAGTATAATTTGTGTACGGACCTGGAGATGAAATAGAAGAGTTGCCGCCAATTGTCAACGTATGGTTCATCGGCGACGTATCCCGATGGTTTGGTGTATTACCGACCATTAACGTCGTCGTTGCTGTGGAGTTTGCTATCGGCGTGAGTGGTGTCCTGATAGCGGTAAACGACGCGTTTGAGTATACAAGACCGTTCGTTACACGTATATCACTGACTTGGCCGTAGAAGCCTGTAGCAGCGCCGCCACCATAAGAACCAATATTGAAGTAACCAACAGTACCGCTCGTTGCTGTCCAAGTTGTTGTTCCTGTCAGTGTTTGTAATGTTCCGTTCACATACAAACGTATAGCAGTTCCTTCTTTTTGGAACGCTATATGTGTCCATGTGTTAAGCGGTATTAATGTGTTGCCAGTTGCAAGTTTACCTGCTCCATCATACCAATAAACTTGTAGGTATCCAGTACTGCTTGGTCCGAACGAGAAGTAGTTTGTCGTGCCAGCGTTATTCATGTCTCCAATCAATACCGGCAGAGTCGCGTTCGTATGACGCTGCGTCTGGAATATCCACGCATCGATTGCAAGGTTAGATGTTAGTGGTATGACAGTACCATTACCGGTGAGTGTGAGTAACGAACTGGCTGGCGTCTGTATGTAATCGTCGCCGTCAAAATAGTAACAGAACGATTTACCATAAGGACTCATTGTCGTTATAGTTGTGTTGCCGTTCCTTATTAGTCGAGCTCTTCTCGTTGCATCTGTTGCAACGCCGTTCATCGTTCCAGCATATTGTAAAGTTAACAAGCTCGTATTCGATACTGCAGTTAATGGTGTGCTTGTGTTTGGAGTAAAGTTTCCTGTGTACACAGTGACGCCAGGAACAACACGTATGTTAGAAATGTATCCTGTGAACCAGTACTTTGTCGTGCCGTTATAGTTACCTATCTGAACGTTTGCTGTTGCTGATGGTGTAAACGAGTTTGTTCCAACAGCCACACCATTAATGTATCCGGTCGTTGTCGTACTGCTACGAACCACTGCGATATGGTTCCAAGTGTTGTATAGTATTGTGTTTGCAGAGAACGCCGTCTGAGCGTTCGTACCATCATCAACAACTAATTGGTTAGACGTGTTTCGCCATATATTGATACCAGTGAATGAGCCAGAGTTAAACGAAAGGAATGTTACCTGCGTTGAGTTTGTTGTTGGGTATATCCAACACTCAATAGTAAAGTTAGCAACAAGGCTCGGTGTTGACCCAGCAATAACGTCATCGGTACCATCAAAATACACACTGCCATAGCTGTCGTAAGCATCATTAATTTGGAATGGATGATTAGGAGCTACAGCTGTATCACCATTTCGCGTTACAGTGAAGTTGTTTGTACTGATATCTCTAAACCACGGACTGTTGCATAACAATAGTTGTGTGTTCGTGATAGCTGTCAATGGTGCGGTAGGTACAGTGATCGATGTACCAGTATACAAGCCAGTACCTTTGACGAATCTCATGTTACTGATATAACCAGTAAAGTAGTTTGCGCCAGAGGCTCTACCACCAACGCCGTAGTTGGCAGTCGGTGTGACGCCTGTATTAGCGTCCGCTACGTTCAATACTCTAACGCCATCGTAATAAGCGTTTATCGTTCCAGACGTTCTTGAAACTGCCACATGGTGCCAAGTGTTGAGAGTGATACTTGCATCAGCCATGATTAGTTGGGAGGTACCTCCGTACCAATCATAACTCAAACCAGAACTAGTGGCGCGTTTTAATATCCTGAACGTTCCTGTCGTTTGAGCTTCGAAGATATCCATTTCACCAGCCGGCATTGAAGTAGCATTGAACCAGAATTCAAACGTGAAGTCGCCAGCACCAAATGCTAGGTTAGCTTGGTTTGCACCGAAAGTTAGATAGTCACCGGTACCGTCGAAGTAACCACTGTAATATCCTGGAGTGTATGGATTGAATTTACTTACAACGTTATTACCAGCCGGCAACAGAGGTGTACCACTAGCAGTGTTGCTAGCGTCGTTGTAATATGGCGGTATTGCTGGTACGTTATCAATTACAAAGGAGTTTTGTTTCCAATATAGATCAGATCCAAGTTCAACAACCCAGTTAATTGTACGTGTTGCTGTTCTACCGGTCGTTGCTGTTGTAGCTGTAATCAACGTTGTAGTGTTAGCTACAGTTGTTGGTGTACCACTGATTGTGTTTCCACTCAACGTTAAACCGTCAGGTAAAGTATTGGCAGTATATGTGATAGCTCGTCCGGCAGCACTATTAGCACCCGCGTCTAACGCAAACGTGTTAGCAAGCAATTGGCCTGTTGTCCATGTAATATTATTCGCTGGGTTGACCCACGTTACCATATCGGTGTTGACAGTAATACTGAAAGTTCTATTTGTCGTTTGGTTTTGTGCGTCCTTCACTTGAACGACAAAAGAATATGTTGTTGATCCTGTATCTGCTGGAGCAGTACCAGATAGCGTTCCGGAAGATGATAAAGTGACCCCAGCTGGCAACGTGCCCGATGCAATACTATATGTTAACGGTGTATCGCCAGTTGCTGATACAGATGTCGATACTGCATTTAACTCGTATACATTGAGTAACGAGCCAGCAGCTGTTGTGTATGTTGGTGTACCAGAGTATTGAATACCAGGAACAAGAATAGCAGCAGAGCCGTCTGTGTTGACAACAAACAACACATAGCTGCCAGTAGCTTTTGCTGGAGCTGTAAATGAAAGAGAAGTGCTATTAGCAAGCGATACCGATCCGACTTGAGCACCATCAACTACAACGTACGCGCCTGTGAGAAAATTACGACCGGTGATTATAATTGTTTGGCCACCAGCTGTATCCGCAGCTGTATCATCGTCAGGGTAAGTAATTGAAGTGATTGCAGGACCAAAAGATATCCCAGCAGCGATATCGCTCGTCGTGATCGTGCCGTCTAAGATGTTGTTGCCTGTGATGGTGTTTGCACCAACCATCGAGCCTGGTACTCGTGTAATTGCCATGTTTTGATCCTAATAATATTACTCAGAAGTATTTATCAAGCGTATGCAATACCAGGTAAAACAGTAAATCTTCCATCCGGATGTATAATGTACCCCATATACATTCCCGATCCCAAATCAGGTGCCGTAAAAGTGATTGTGTTGCTGTCTAATATGCTGGTAATAGACGCTGTCTCATTTGCAACTAATACTGTCATGCCCGGCACAAACCCACTGCCAGTTATCGTAATGATTTCTCCGTTGGAAGCGCTTTGCCCGTCAAGATACGCTATATCAATCGGAGTATAAACACTTTGGCCAGTGATTGCAGGCGACAAATCCGCAGTAGTAATTGTACCGTCTGCAATATTATTCGACGTTATGGTACCGGCCTTGACTAGATTTGCTTTTAGTCTAGTTAAGGCCATAGTTACGTCACACGGTGTGTCCTGTTAGGACGTGGATATACTGCGCCTGATGCTGGTCGCGTTTTGTATTTAATCAAAGGCTTAGCAACACCTTCGTCTGGTTTAATGTCTTGTAGATAGAATACTTTGTTTGTTCCACCCCTAACATCAGTCAACCAGTCGAATGGATAACCGGTTGGGTTGCCCCATGGCGTGCCGCCCCACATATTCGTGTTTCCGAGCGGTGTATCGGATGCCTGTGTCTTTATGAAAGCTTTCATTTCGGCAGGCGTCATATTTGGGTACTGGCTCGCTATACAGGCAACATATCCTGTGATCTGAGGAGCTGCCATTGACGTTCCAGTCATGATTTGCATTCCGAATGAACCGTTGCGATCATCTGCGACGCCAGCACCACCTGGCGCTGCACTCATTATGTTTTCTCCCGGAGCCCATATATCAACTCTAGGACCAGTTTCGCTTGATGCAGATTTAACTTCTTTCGTGCCAACATAGCTTGCGCCGTTGGCCCATATTTGAACACCAGAACCGTTATCAACCGTCTGCTGCGTACCTAAATTACCAACACATATGACGTTTTCCGCTGCGGCTGGAGATGTACCACGTCTAGTATAGAATGTCGTATTCGCTCCCCCAAACTCCGTTCCACGATTTGGTGCCGATGCGTTCATGCGGATATAGTTGTTGTAGTATGTGCCGCCTGGCACATCCTGCATCCCATATGAATTTCCTGCAGAACATACGTTGATTACGCCGTTTGCTGTACAATCATTAATCGAAATATCAGTCGAGGTGTCTCTAGTAGCCGATTGCCAGCATGTAAAAGCCAATCCATTAGCATATGCTGAAGTAAATCCAACTTGCTCTCCGTAAAACACGAGATATGTCAACGTGTTTGCGTTAGGAGCAGCGGCAACGCTACCCAAGCGGTTGATACTATCAATGTAATTAACATCCATCAAGTACGTACTATACCCCCAGCTATGGTTAGCAACTGTTGGGTTGCGTCTCCCCGTTGCAGGGTTAATTGTTTTGTTTTTGTGGAACGCTTGCAAATAATCAAAGATATAAGAAGTTGCAGTGGTTCCGTTTGGATTTGTGCCTAACGGATCGAAATTGTAGATGTTGGCTTCACGGGCCCAACCGTGTCTATTTCCACATGCTATTCCTGCAACGTGAGTGCCGTGAGCTCCATACGTCGTATTATACACGTACGACGTGCCTGCAGTAGTACCCTTTACAATGGGGTCAAGCTGATACCAGTTATACTGAACAACACGAGTGCCACCAGTGCCATCAGAGTTCCATTGATATTCTGGATGCGAAGGATCAAATTGTGCATCACATATAACGACATCGACGTGCTTGCCTGTATCATACCTAGTAATATTGCCTGTTTGCTGCGGCGTTTGACCGGTTTCAGATCCCCATCCTGGTATGTGAGATCCTCTAGTATTCCTAAGTAACGCCCAGTTACGAAATGATACGTCGTTACTGCCAGCCTTACTAAAATTTGAACTTTGTTGTTGGTACGACACAGAGCCAAATGCATGTTTAACGATCTGTCGTTCTTCAGGTGTCAATCCCACGTAGCATACGCGCGGATCGCTCTGCAGCATAAGAGCTTCTATGTCCGTCAACCAATAATGTGTGTTTCTGCTTATCGGACGGCGTGCTGCTACTTCCACACGTCTATTTGGAATGTATAATGAGCCTCCAGGACTCTCCATATCTTCATATAAACTGTCAATATCTTCAAAGTTATGTACGGATACAATATATTCACGCAAGACTTGCGAGCTTGGACTTGCAGCTAGTTGCGCAATCGTTGGCACAACTTCAGCTTCCTGTAGCGGCACTACAGTCGCACCAAGAGATTCTAACTCTTCAATTGTAATATTGACATTCGCTGGTAGTGGGGCAATAGGTAAATTATGCATCGGCTTAAGTTTCTAGTTGAACAATAGTCATTGTTACTGTAACAGTACCGGTTGTCCCTGTCTTATTCATTACAGCAACAGGAATTGTGTTAGTTGGTGTCGATTCATCATTGAATCCAATCACTGCTGGCGTAAACGATATAGTGTTTGCTGCCGTTGTGATTACTTCTGCAATAACGCCTGCTGATGTACCAGGATCAGTACCCTCTGTTCTAGATGCGTCTGCAGTTCTTGATGAAGCATTTGCGTAAATTCTTACCCAAGCAGCACCACTTGTTTGCACCTTATAAACAGCATACCCTTTGTATCCTTGCAAATCAATGCTACCAGAAGCGCCGTTAGCAATCGATGATGTCGTGTTAGCAGCAGTAATGCGGCTACCCAATCCAAGACCACCTGCATTTGCCCAATAAACGTTAGCATCGCTACCTGCAGTCGTCAATACTTGACCGCTAGTGCCGTAACCGCCGTTCGCTGAAATGCGTGTATTGCTGAACGTCACGTTACCAGTAACGCTTAGTTCTCCAAGACTTAAAGGTGAGCCGACAATATCGCCGACGATTTTTGTTAATGACATTATTTCCTACCTTCTTTTTTAATTATTCTACGGAGCATCGGTAAAGTTGCTTTTTTAGCAGGAGGATTGTTGTCTAATGCAGCAACATTTCCGCTACTTGCGTTGTTTACAGCTACGTCTTCACTAAGTAATATTTGCTCAAAGTATTTATTAAATCTCGACTCAAGAATTAATTGATCGTCAGCTTTTAAATCCATACACTCTTTGAATAAGAATGCCGCAGCTGCTGTAGATCCGATCATCGAACTACCACCTGGAATCTTAGCAATCAGCTTTTTCAGGTTGGCGATCATGATATCATAACGGCCCCAACTACGAAGCTCTTGCTGCGTCAGACTTTTGCGTGTTTTGAGAACATTCCCGTGCTCATCGATAACCCCGGCTTTGTAAGCAGGCCATTTATTGAATGGTAGTACGAGCCTCTTCATGAAGCTGTATACTAAGAATGCGTCTGTGATCCCTGCCATTTAAATGTCTTTCAGTATCTCTACAATGTTAGCAGACGATTCAATGTCTGTTGTTGTAATATCTTTACCTTCAATTCCTATCGCCTTTACTACTTCCGGGCACGTGCCCATCAATACTAAAAACGGCTTTATCAAATGTAAGTGGTCTCTTAATTTTAAAAACAATAACCTCGTTCCAGCTTCAGCGCCAAATACATTGTATATAATTGTTAAGTGATTGATTATCAATCGCTCTTTCAAATCTCCAGATTCAGTATACTTGTTTAATAATCTTTTGATATACTTAAACCTATTCAAATCCTCATAAAATTCAACTGTATCAAAACAGTTAGGGTTTTCATAATGTTTTGCAGCATATAATAGAGCATTGCTCTCGTCCACTTTTTCAATAATCATATTTTACCACGAACTTAAAGCAGCCCTCTTCCATGTATTTGTATTTACACAAACGTAGATGAAGTTTTGATCGATTCTCACTTCACCGGTCGTGCCTGTAGCCGTAGCACTTGCTGGCGCATTGCTAGTATTTGCTATTCTTAAATTATTTGTTATCGTGGTATTTGCATTGACTGTGTTTGAATTCAACGTGACGTTATGGATATCGCTGAATCTAGCTGCCACATCTCCTAACGTATACACATTGTCTTGTGTAGGAACAATACTTCCAGAAACCGATCCTCCGGAACTTATGTTTCCTACTTCACCTTTATCACCTTTGGGGCCGACATCGCCAGTACGTGTGAATGTAAGGGAGACCGCAGTGTCGTTTGTAAACGCAAGGTTTGATCCAGAAGTGAATGTAATTGGTATTTCATACCAACCAGAACTTCCACCGTACTTCGAATGTGTGCCAGTTATAGCAAAGATAGAATACTTTGTCGGATCATCGACTGCTACAATTTCAAAATGACCTTTAATCGGAGATGTAGAATCGTCAACCGTCTCAAGAAAATCAGTAGCGTCAATTAAATTCAGATCTATATGATCAATAAACAGCTTTGTTGCCGTTGATGGCTGTGCTGTGTTCAATTTAACTTTACCTATACCCGGGTCTGTGTTAGCAGTGTCGGATAAGAATGTGAATACAAAAGCTGCGCCACCAAAAGCTCCACGCGCTCCTTTGTCACCTTTAGGACCAACATCCCCCTTAGGACCAATATCTCCCTTGATACCCTTATCGCCAGTTATACCAGCGGAGCCTGCAGGACCAGTGTCTCCTTTAGGACCAAGGTTACCAGTCGGACCCGAGTCACCCTTTTCACCTTTATCGCCTTTATTTGCGGCGGTGCCAGGAATTCCCTGCTCGCCTTTATCACCTTTAGCACCATCAGCTCCATAAGCGCCTTTGTCGCCTTTAATGCCGTTTGTGCCGACATCGCCTTTCTCACCTTTCGATCCATTACTAACCATAGCCGAACCCATCCACATCCCGTTAGCAGCAATAACAACGTTATTGTTGACGGACAACGTACCTCCGCGAAGAGATACGTTTGCATTAAAAGATGTTGGAGTGGAAACGTTAGCAAACAGATTGCCGACTGTTAGTTTTCGTGTAGCAGTATTACCTGCAACATTTGCAACAACAATCATTGCATCGTTTGCCGTAGCTACGGTTAATGCCGTCAGCTCCGAAAGTTTTTTAGAGCGATCTGTCATGGTCTATAGATTAAGCGTCTGCGAATTGTGTATCGTCGGCTGCATCGCTAGCGATGGTACCCATTGCAACTAATGTTTCTGTTTGTACGCGACCAGAACGGTTGCCTGTACCTACTGTACGACGAACCCATCCAGCGTGAGCAACTTTTGTAGTGCCGACAGCAACTTCTGTTGTATCAACACCGAACACATTGTTCGCATCTGCATTAACTTCACTTGCTGCAACGAAAATAGGCTTCTCGTTCAACACATATGTGTTACCTGCACCGACTGCTGTAATTGTGCCACCGAGTGTACCAGCACGAACTGTTGCAGATGTAGCGCTAGCAATGCTAATAATCAAAAACTCTTGATTGTTAGCGTGAATGTAGTCACCCACTTGAGCTTCTGTAGTGAATAGTGTACTTGTACCAGTCACAACGCCAGCTGTATCGATAGCAATTGTGCCGGTAGAAGTTTTTGCGTCTTTATTTCCCCAAAGCATAGGAATCTCCTTAGATAGTTATTGTTATATTTATGAACTTACTTAACGTGCTTAACTTTACCGCCCATTTCGGAAAAATCATCTAATTCTGTATCTGATAGATGTTCTCCTGTTTTTATGCCGTGCGAGAAATTCTTACCGACAGCATGGACTTTATATTTCGTTTGGCCATTCACCTTTACTTGTTGAACATGAATAGCGTCTGGGTGGACAGATTTAACTGCCTGCTCTTTAATAGTTGATAGCGTTTTCATTGCTTGCTCCTGTACAGGCTTCGCAGCCTTTTCAGCGGCCTGTTGTTTTTTAATGTTGTCCATCAACTCTTGGCCACGTCTTTCTGATCTTTCACGTTCAGCGCGAATCTTTTCTAATGCGCGTTGCATTCTTATTGCAGCCGAAGTGCCTTCATTCATTTTTTTAATCGTAGCGAGCTTTTGGGATACTGTTCTTTGAGCTGTCTTGATTCGGTCGAGAATGTTTTGGTGTTGTTTTGCAACGGGGGCAACAGTCACATTCTGTGGCTTCTTCTGAGTTGCTGTTGTTGTTTTATAGTAATCACCATTCTTTTTGAAGTAATCGTGTACACCCATCACCTTAGCATTAGCACCGATCATTTCAGGAAGCATTTCACCTTGAGGCTCGTAGCTATCACCGGTATACTGGCCAGGCTTCTTAGAAGCATAATATGCGCTTGCACCTGACATCATTGCCCGTGCGTGCTTTTCTGCGTTTGCAGGATTTTTAAGATGACGCTGTGTAGCTTTTAGGTATAGCTTATGAGCTCGCGAACCAGTCGCTGCGGCTTTGGCTGCTCCTTCTGTATCTCCAGCTTTCTGCTTCTCTTTAGATACATCATGCTGACTCCACGAATGCTTCAATAACTTAGCAGCACGTGGACCATTCAAATCAGAGTTACGCTTAAACTCATCATCAGACATTTTTATTTCGTCAAGCTGATTGTCTTCTTTGACGTTCTTTTTTTCTGCTTCCAAATCAACTACTCCCTTGACGAATTGTCCTTGTTTAAGAGTGAAATTAGACACATGCCCTTTTTTAGGACTATGCGTCACCTGAACATTCACACGGCCATCATCATGCTTGTGGAAGACACGAGCTTGTGTGTTGTGTAGGTGATGTCCAGGTGAATTAATAGTCACCGTTTCGGGCTTGTGAACTGTCGACATATTACTTCTTTTTCTTATGATTGCCGTGCGACATAGCTTCAAGAATTTCGAGATCTTTTGTATCTACTCGTACAATTCCCTCATCGAACATTACATCGTACCAAGCAATTGTTCCATCTTCTGCTGGGTCAGCATGTTGGCTGAATAATGTCTTACCTTCACCCAACTTAGAATGTTTAACATGAACGGCACAGACGTGCTCTTGTCCCGGAGTGTCTTTCAACTCTTCGATTTGTTCAACTTCTTCAAACCGCTTAGTGTAAACTGTACCAGTTGAAATTTTCTTTACATCATGGCCTGTCGATGTTGTCTCGCCAGACTTACGATTAGGAGCATCTTGAGCTTTACGAGGAGACTTCCAATCGAAAGCATTTGGCTTTTTCTTTTCTGCTTTTTCGTGAGCTGCACCTTCTTCTTTTTCTTCTGCAACTTCTGTTTCTTCTTTAGCTATAACGCCACGAGCAACCATTACATCCTTGTGTGTAATTTTGTTCTTTGGCTCAGCCTTAGCAGCAAGCGACTTTTCGCGAGGAGTTGTCGGAGTCGTACCTTCAGTTCCTTCTGCAACGTCACCGTTCAGCTTAGCAAGAAACTCTTTATCTTCGTCTGTCAATTCAACAGACTCAGCTTCCATTGTTCTTTTAATTTTTGGTGCTAACTTGATTTTTGGCTCAAGCAAATAAGAGTCGTGTGGAACTGGCTCGTGGGCTACCTTCACGACAACCTTTGGCGGTTGTTTGATGGCAGCAACACGCTCAGCAAGAGTTTCCTCTTTCTGTTCTGTCTGTGCAACAGGAGCCATACCAGCATACAATCTTTCGATTGGACGTGAGCTCTTTTCTATTTTATCAGCCGCAACAGGACGGAAGCTTTCAAACTTTGATGAAAGCTGTGCCTTTTCAGCACTACGTGCCTCTGCAGCTTGTTTAGCAGATTCTGCAGAAACTAACGCAGCTGCTTTTACCATATCGGCTGTTATGCCGTTCAATCCGTTGATAAATTTACTCATTTTTCTTCCTTATGGTTTATCGATAATCTTTAGCTTGCGTTGTGCTCTTTTTGCATACTCAACGTGCGCAGCATGTTCAGGTGTACCTGGCGTAAGGACGGCAGATAATGTTGATGGTTGCTCTTTTGGTGTTTCTTTTGGTCCATCTGCTTTCTCAGGTGCAATTGTCTTGTCTTGCGGTTCGGATGCAAGAGGCCCTTCTGCAGGCTTCTTACTATTACGACCTAAGTTCTTTATAGTAGCAATAATGCCCATCTTTTCAGACACCAATTTGCCTGCCGAGACATCGCGTATAATATTTTCCAGTGAACGGTACTTATTCATCTGCTGATCTCGTCTTTAATGTTGAGCGAATCATCCAAGCGTGTTTAGCGTGCGCATCGTAGCGATCTTGCAAGAAGTTTGCAAGGCCGATTTCTCCTTGGCGCTCAGCATGTTGCTGGACATTTTTAATCGTCGCCATCACTTTATCGTTAGCAGATTGTAGGTCATGCAACATATCACGAGCTGGTGGCACAGTAACGGTTTCTTTGATTGAGGTCAGTGCTTGGAAGCGAACCATTGTACCTGCCGCATATCCATCTAAGGCACGTATGTGTTCCGCCATTGGATCTACAGCACCATACACCTCACTATAAATCGCATCGAAGAGACCATGATACTGATAGAAGTCTGCTCCTTCAACGTTCCAGTGAAATGAGTGTGCTTTCAGATACATCACAAAAGTATCTGCCAATGCCTTGTTCATTAGTTCAACTAAGTCCATCACTCACCTGCTTTCTTGGTATATTTTTCAACCAGCGTATTAAGTGAAGCTGGTTCATAACTTGCGACAACAGCTTTAGCGGTCGATGTTCTTGTTCCAGACATACGGTTGGCTTCATCGCGCTTGACACGTGTAATAATTTTATTTGCAATTGCTTTAATTTGCTTTTGACGTCCGTCTAGCAATTTATCGACAGCAATCTTTTGTGCTGAGGATAGTTTAGAATAACCAGCACCTCTTGCACCACCAAGACGTTTTCTCAATGTGTTGCGAGCAATCTTAAGTGAGCGGGCACGTAGGTTTTTATTCTTAGCAAAACGCTTAGAAGCAATCTCGCGAGCACGTTCGATTTTCTTACGATACATTGCCATCGTGACTTTACGCTTCATACGAGCTTGAAGATCGACAGCTTCATCTATATCACGGAGGTCCTTATCCATCTGATAAGCTTCACCAAGACTAATAAATGAATTGACACGAGCAAAAGCATACTGCTCAGCGGTTTGATTAACATTGGTATGGTATTTGTAAGCCCATATGCCGCGACGATACACTTCGCGTAGCACAGCGAATTTCACTCCACTTTTAAGTGCTTTTTCATGAAGTGCAATACGTTCTTTATCGGTGAAAGTATGTTCGTTTAGTTTCATTGTATCCTCTATATCATTTTCCGTAGACTCAGCAACTTTACGGATATGCTTAGCTATTTCATCGGCACGCGATTTCAATGCATCCGGTAATCCAGATTTGAATTCTTCCATTTCACCGGCGCGCGCGTGGGCACGCATTTTTGTACCCGACATTCCTTCAACACCTTCTGCGTCTGGATCTCTTTGCCCAGCAGAATGTACTGTAATGCTTTTAAAATTGAAAAGGGCACCTTCATGCGTCCCGTTGTATTTTTTCAATTTTTCTTCGTATTCTTTGACGCGATCTGAACCCGCTACCATGTGTAGATGTTGAACGCCTTGTTTATGGAGTTTTGCTGCATACTGAAGAAAAGTAGGTTCTTCTTTTGAAGAACCAGTTACATTTGTACCTGGAGCAGTTATTTTATTCAGATATCCTACCTTTTTTGCCTGCGGAAGCGGGTCTTTATCTTTGTTTTGAGTGTGGCTGGCAACAATATTTGCTGGCACTCCGTGCTCGTCAGCTACCTTTTCGACGGCATGTATCAGCTTCTCGTGGCCCACAGTAGGAGGATTGAAACGCCCAAAAGCAAAGACAGCATGACCGCCTTCTTCTGCGTTTTCGTTGATTTTTTCGCCAACATTTGGATTTATGATGATTTTATCTGGTGCTGGAGCTGCAGGCATGTCTGCCATTGGCAATAGGCGCTTGCGAGCTGGTTTTTGCTCAGCAGGAGCAGCGGCTGGTGGCTGCTTTTCTTTTTGACCGCGAAGTGAGGCAATGTCACCAAGCGTCATTTCATCTTGAAATGGATCTTGTTTATTTGTCATTAATTGTTACCAGGTTTACCGTAGTCTAACTGTAACAAGTATTTATACTTACCGATTCCGCGAATTCTCGAAATTCAATCGACTAAATTCCGCTCTATCGACAATTTTTGTTGGACGATTATTAATTACAGCCACATATCCCTCTGGTTTAACCTTTTGGCTACCGATAGTATGGTCGTATTCCGAGTGCGTCGACAGTGCTCGTCCTAGTGCATCTTTTGCGTTTTGTAGATGTCTGTGGAGGTTGAAAGCTGCTTCGAAGTGCTTAGCGTTCTTGTCGACGTCCGCAGATATATCATTGCCTGCTTGAATCTTTTTGTTTTTTGAAGCATCAGTTTTCAATTTATCAGCTTCTTTAGCATGCAATTCTTGAACGTGTTGTTTGTATCCTTCCACGTTCGGAAATGTATTTTCGCGGACAGTACGGTTAATGTAAGTTTTCAAATTGTCCGTATGAGAAGCAAGTGCTTTGTATCCTGCACCCTTCAATTGCTTGTGGTGCTCTGCTGCACCTTCCATTTGTTGCTCGAACTGCTGACGGTCCGCATCACTATACGTTGCCTTGTCTGGATGATAAGATGTATCAAGTAAATGTACGTCAGGATGTTCGTTTAGCAGATCGTTTCCTGAATTGTACATTGCTTTCAACCCAGCAAAAGAAGGACCGTGATACGCAGTATGTACAGCAACACCTATTTTAGATTTTGCTGCTTGCTCACCTTCACCAGGTTTTGTAGTTGTGTAAGTGATTGTATTCGGTGTAAAACTAGCCTTACCGTCATGCATCTGCACATCGCCTTGTGTTCCACCGGAATGCATGACATCTCCTTGGAATACACCTTCTTTTGGCGACACCTTTGGTAAATGCTTTAAAGCTATTTTTAATTTTTCTGCCAACCCAGGCGCGTGACCATGATTCTGATCAACATCTTCCTCTGTGTAATTAATTTTTGGCTTTTTGTTGAATGCTGATTTGGAAGCAACAAAAAACTTTCCGTTTTCAGGATTATGACCAAACACAATTGAAGGAGATCCGTCAAACTTTGTTGATAGCGTAGCATCTGACTTTCCGCCGAGCAATGCATTGTGTACAGAGGTTAGTGTACGCTTTGCATGTTCGTATCCTTGCGCGCCAGCATTAATCGGATGATCTTCGGCGTGCTCTAAGTGAGTTAACTTTTCTTCGCTTGCCGTCGATTCGACGATAAGTTGTGTGAGTGTAATCATAGTTTCAATTCGTCTGTGTTTGTTCTACCGCCCACTTCGTGTACAAAGAACCGTCCCTTAATCTTTGTACCAGGCAATGTTCTGTCGCTTGCTTTACGCACATGCATTTGATATTGGTGTTTAAATTCATCTCCGCGATGCATTTCGTTATCGGAGTGAATTTCATAATTGCCACCAGCGCCGCGCGTTACTCGCATTACGCCTTGATGTACAACGTCGACGTTATTAATTCCTGTTTTGCCAGACGCATGATCTTTACCCCACACTGACCGCTTGATAATCTCTTGATGTTCGGGATTCTTATTGTTGAGTTTTGCTGCAACGGTACGTCCCTCAAGCGCGTCAGGGTTGTCGCCTACTGCAGCATGAGTAAGACCTATAAAGTTCTTAAACGTGTCGGTGTCCTCGACATCTTTGTGGCTGGTTGCATATCCTTGATGATGCTTTGGCAACGATCCATCTTTATGGCTGATGTGGTAGACGTGTTCGCCTTTATCGTTTACTAAGGCAAAGTCCGCTTTCGGGTTACCTGGAATTTGATGGGCGCCAACAATTTTATGAACTTGGCCACCAATCTTCATATTCATATATGGCTTACCAGATTGTTTCTTTGCTGCCTCGATGCCGCTCGTTAATTGACTGAACGCAAGATCTTCTTTGTCGCGGGAATTTGATTTGTTTTCTAGACCTGGCTTGTGGAGGTTATCGACGCGAAGCGGTACCTTTTTCCCTGTCGATGGGTGCTTGATATCGACATGCATTTTGCCGCCGACTTCATAAGGCTTACTAACAACTTCGACCTTTTCACCTGCTGAGGCACCATGTGCATCATTAGCTAACGTATAGCGCTTATCTTCTGGCGCAAGCTGATCAAAATATTTGGCACCACTATGGGACCAACCCTTTGTTCCAGCACCCGAAGGAATCACACCTTCGTCTAGTTGAATAAATGTTTTGAATGTTTTCATTGAATTATAAACACGTTATGTTTGTTTTCTTCTTTATTTATCAGTAAAAACTTTGTGGTTATAATTAATGATCGACTTTACAAACACATTAGCTTTATCTTCGTTCTCGAAAAATTGAACAAAACACCGTAGATTGTTTTTGTGGTATACGATGATGCATATGCTATCATTGTCCAGCACACTAGCTTGGACAATCCAGTTACCGAATTGAACGGGCGTTATTGTTACAAGTTTTTTGGTCATCGTTATACAAAAAGAAACTCCTCATCAATACTATCTAGCTTATACTTTTGCACGAATCTAGTGTATAACCCGCGTTCACGGCCGTACGCATCTATTTCCCAAGGCAGATCCCAGTAATCAATCTTATCATCATCGTAGTGTTTACCGTGCCACGTTGTTTGCTCTTCATTTAGTTCACGTAAAGCAAATTGCTTCACGTGCACGAGCTCGTGTGCTAGATTGAAAAGGGTAGTTTTGGTATTGTTTTCGCGGTTGAGCTCGAGCTCAAACTCGATTGGTGTGTTTCGACTATTTGACTCCATCACCATACAAGTACCTTCATCTCCTTTCATTCCACGTCTATTTTTGAAGTGTATATGAATAGTGAGAGCGTTGTATTTGTGGCGGGGCATCAATATCGAAAGGTAGAATTCAGCCGCATCGCGAACTATCTTTTTAAGCCGATTATCACATTTTCCGTAGATTTCAATATGTAATTTTTTGGTCGGCTTTTTTGCTGTCATTTTAGGTCGTCCCACAATTCGCTAGGTAGATTGAACAACTCAACTGCCCACTCAACGAAAGTGCAGACTGTAAAAATAACAACATTTATGGGGAAAACCACGCAGAATAAGATTAACCGCATCAACTGAACCCTTCAAACGCACTACGATCGAATTTCCGCTCCTGTTTGAGGCGGACGCCGGTGTCTGTTTTGTCAAAAGCAGGCCCATTATCTATCAATTCCTCATGTGCGTGTTGCTCAACATCGTACAGCTTCATTTTTGCGCGATCCACGCCAATAATGAATTTTCGCATGTATGATGGGTCGTTATAACGGTTTTTAAGCTGTTTTACGACCATTTGGTTCATTTCTTGCAGCTCTTCATTCGACATCAAAGCAAACATAAAGTCGGCAGTTGCTGGTAATCCAAACGATTCGCTCGTATCTTCCAGACCAACGTCCGAACTAGAATATCCAGAACGCGTTGTTTGTGTTGCAGATACGATAGGAACGTTGAATTCCACCGCTAGACCACGTAACTCTTCAGCAATCGATTTGATATACGTGTAAGAGTTGACATTCGCTCCTTGCTTCAATCTACTAGAAGTACAAATGTTCAAATAATCAATGTATATGATCGAAGGAGTGAAATTGCGCTTTAGGATCAATTCGTTCAACAAATGTCTGAAATGTCCACTACCAGCCGATGATGTTGGATATTCTTTGACAATCAGTTTACCTTTTGTATTTTCTTTCAACCGATCGATCTTTTTCTGGTACACATCTTTTGGTAAGATGGCAAGCTCTTCTAACGTGACGTTCAATAAGTTGGCATCAATACGTTCGGCAATTCTTTCCTCTGCCATTTCCATCGTGATGTATAGTACATTAAGGCCTTTGGTTAGGTTAGCAGCAGCGCAGTGACACATAAACAATGACTTACCGACCCCTGTACCAGCAAGAGCGATATTCAACGTCTTCTTTGGTAACCCACCCTTCGTGATACGGTTAAAGTAATCTAGATCAAAAGGAATGCGATGTTCTTTTTTGTGATAGAACTCATACCGACTATCAGCATCTTCAATGAAGTCGTGGCCAATGTGTGTATCGAAAGACACAGCAAGTGCTTCAGATAGTAGAGTTGGAATCGCACCTTTGTCTGTATTACCTTTGCCATCGAATATCTGAATAGATTTCATAATGGCATTGTACACTGCCTTATCTTGGCAGAATTTTTCTGTTTGATCCAGTAACCAATCTTGATCTGTGCTTGCATCCTCAACTAGTTGATCAACAAACTGTTGAAGACCTTGCTCTTCGTTGTCGTTAAGATCTGGATAGTCGCTTATCTCGACGGCAAGAGCAGTCTTCGTAGGAAAGTTGTTGTATTCTTGCACATACTTGTCGATGATTTTAAACAGCGCTTGATCGGTGCGCGACTGAAAGTATTCTGTCTTTAGGAATGGTAATGCTTTTCTGGCGTACTGCTCATTAAAAATTAAATTCGCAAATATTGCTTTTTCTATCATTCGGTTCTCAATAATAAACGTTATATGATAATGTTATCCTCGGACCATCAACGAGCATTTCTGGTACTTCATGATTCAACCATGAAGGCCACATTAGTAATGTATTAGGTGGAGTGTCTACAGTAAACGAGGGTATATTATACACGGAATGATCCCCTGGAGGGAACACATCAGGTTCTACTTCTTTAAGGGTTTCGAGGGGTGAGAAAAATCTTATCTGACTCATGCCAGGCAACCATCTAATATAGAATGTTCCTGAATACACCATACTACCATACGAATGCTTGTAGTGGTTGTGTTTACGGTGGTGGCCACCCTTCGTCATTACATTGATCCAACCATACACTTTCGGAGGAGCGGGAGGAATGAAATGTTGTTCGTCGTTGCAGCAATCATACAACTTTCTGATTGATTGAAACACCTTATCAACGCCATACACATCGCGGAACTTACCGTGTATGGCTTCTCGCTCCCTGTATGAAGTGTATCCTCCAGAATAATTACTATCCAGAGTTTCACTGACCTTCAATATATCGGAAGCCATACGCTCAACATCTAAGTCGAGCGTAGCTTGTGTGATTAGTGTAGGGAAGACTTTGTGATATACAACATTACTCTCCGACACCATAACTAAACTCTTTCTTGGCTGCCTCTTCAAGTCGGGCCATTACCTCGGGAGTGTAATATTTTTCTGGGTCTTCGTTAATGTTTTTACCAAAGACTTTTGTACCATCAGGCAGCTCATACCGAGTCGACGACTTTTTAAAGATGCCATACTTCTCAGCTAGATCAATCAAGCCGTAGTATTTGTCGAGTCCTTTTTCGTAAGTAAGTAACACTTCTGCTTGTGCGTGTTCCTTAGATAATCTAGACTTGTACATCTTGACTTTGATGATGTTGCCGACGACGTCTGTTCCGTCTTTTTCTTTCCGCTTGGAGAGCATAGCAATCGTGCTAGCCGCGTATTTGAGTCCTGTTCCGCCACCGAGTTCTTTTGTTGGTACATATGATCCTACTAGTTCATAGACATGGTTAGTAACAAGCATAGGTATTTTGACCTTTGCTAATTTCAAAGTAAGAACACGGAACGCGGCTTTAATGACTTGTGCTTTAGTCATGTCGCGTGTATCCTTACCTTCTAAGCTGTCCTCCATCTCTTTCGAGGTAGACAACAAGCCAAGACTGTCTAAGACGAACATCATAGGAGGACGTTTGTCTTCTGGTTGCTTTTCATACGCATCTATCATCTTAAGCGCATGAGTTTTAAACTTTTGAATTGTATCAGGTTCCGCAATGATGACACGTGATGTATCAATACCGCGGTCTTCCATCATTTGTTTCGTGACTGCTGCTTCGGTGTCATAGTAGACAACTCCTCCGTCTCGGTGTTTGTCGAGGAAAGCCCTGACGACCCCAAGAACGAAGTAAGTTTTACCAGTAGCGGACTCTCCTGCAAAAGCAGTAACTTTATTATCAGGGACGCCGCCGTAGATGCTACCGCTGAGAACAGCATTGAGCATGTAGCTGCCAGTATCAATAAACCCCCCAAACTCAGCACTACCAACGCCGTCACTGGCCAAAGAAGTATCTTCATCTTTTATGCTCTCCACTAAATCTTTAAAAAAACTCATTGCTGCTCCATTTCCATTTGTCTAATATATTGGCCATACAGCTTATTATAGGCTTGTATGACTTTAACAGGTAACTCACAATTATGCGACTGAAGCTCTTCTTCAATAGCAGACGCTAATGCACGAGAGGCTTTAATTTCATCAAATGTGCCGCGTGGATGTGTTTCGAAATCTTCCATATTATCCTCACTTCATTTTCATAACAGTGTTCTTGTCAATCTCTATGATACCTTTTTTACGCTTTTGGATCAACTCCGAAGTCCTTTTGATCCAACTGGGATTCTTTGGTTTGGGTGATAAACTTGAAATCTCTTTTTCAATTGGTCTTGTAAACTGAGGTGGTGCTTCTTCTTTGGTGCCAAATATACCGTGGTTGGCTGCAATCAACAAAACAATTGCTAATGGATCAAAAACAATAACAATTAAAATAATTACCCAACGTACAGCTTTATCTAAAATATCATCAGAGGCTTGGTCATACATTAGCTCAGCAATGTATTTGATTGGACCAACTTCGGACGTTATCTTCCTGAGGTCATTAGCGAGAGGAATCCGTTCTTCGCTAAGCACACTAAGTTTTTTCTGCTCGGCTTCAATTTCACTGAAAAGACGAGTTCTTTCTTTCTGTTGCGAACGTCGAAGGTTGACAGCTTTATCGGCACCCTTTTCATCTGTACTTCGACCCATAACCTGGTCCACGCTCTCATCGAGCTGTTTAAGTGCTTTGCGATTGGCATCGACATTCTCCTTTGCAATTCTGATCTTCTCATCAATAATACTGAGTTTGTCTTGTGCTGACCCTGTAGGTACAGCTTGGTCCATGTGAGCTTTAGACAAGTAACCAAACGTGCCCATGCTCGTGATTAGCATCAACACACATATAGCTGAAATCAAATAATATTTGATCAGGATAGGAGCAGTGTTCCAATTCCTATACACCCACGACACTGCAACAACCTTTGCAGCCTCGAGTGAAGACCCCATAATAACAATAGGAATAAACGCCGACGCAAAGATTGTCGTTAATCCTATGATTGAATAATAGGCAGCGACGGCAGAAAGCACTAACGCAACCAGTAATGCAATATAATTAACCATTGACTAATGTTTCCACTTTTTTAATGAATGCTTTCATTTTCTCTTGACGTCCGGGCCAGTGGATATATTCTTTGGTATCATCATCCTTAGCAAGGTTTCTCAGAAGAGGCATAATCATTGTATACAATGCGTTCAGTTTCTCTTCATAAGTTTTTGATACAGTTTGTAATTCTGCATGCTTTTCATTTACTTGCTGCTGGAGCTGACGCTCCATAGCCTTCAGCTCTTCTTCGCTGACAGCAGAGAACCCAAAATCAAAATCCGTAGTAGCCATATGTGTCCTAAAAAAATGCGTCGAGTGTAGATCTCTTCTCCGACTGCCAACCAATGGCGTCGAGAATTGTTGTTAGTGGTTCGAGGAATGATTTCTCAAATTGCTTATTGTAATCAATGTACTTGGCAAGTTCAAATTCCTTAGGAAGAGTGCCAGGCGCAGATATTATATTAGATTGAGCAGAGTTAGGCAACAACAAATAACAAAACTTGATCTTCTCGCCTTCGCCAATCTCTTGAAGTCTTTCAGTTAGACCTTTATTTTTCAGTATGTGATTATATATCAACGCCCCACGTACGTGGATTGGCGTCGACTTTCTGAAGATTGTACTGTTATCAGCATACTCTTTGAGACCTCTCACACTACGCGGAAAGGCAATGTCTTCAAACGGAAGTGTTTTAAATTCGTTACGGAACTTCTCAATAAAGGATTGTAGGTCCGATTCGGTACCAGACATAATAACCTTGAGTGCCTGTTTAATGTTGTCACGACAAGCGCTTGGTGTCGATGAACGAACAGCCTCAATGCCCGACAACTTCAACTTCGGTTCTGCATATTGAACACCTTCGTTATTGTACACATTGAGGATGTAACGTTTCTTAGCTGTCCATATTCCTTTATTGGCAATCGCTTCGCGCTTCATTTTCATTTTCTGATCGAAAGCGTTGACGTAGTCAGCTAATTGTTGATATGACTTGTCAATGAAGGGCTCGAATACTTGCTCACATACCTTGTCGAGGTACGTGACCGTCTCTTCTACTGTCTTATCGCCAGCAGTCTGGCGTACAAATTCAGCAAGGTTCAAATACATTGAATCGGTATCGCAAGCAATGACATAATCCATATCGTTTGTCTTGAGCACCTTATTGAGGTACTGATTGATACGTCGTTCCATCCAACGAATTGATAGCTGACCGGACATTGTAATTGATTCCGCTAGGTTTGTATCGAACCAACGGAAGTATACATTCGAAAGAGCACCATAAGCGGAGTTCAATTGAATCTTCTTAGCAAGCTGCATGTTATGACAACGAGCAATTTCCTTCTCCAACTCATACGTTGGGGTCTTCTCGTATTGTTGCTTGGCAGCAATCATCTGCTTCTTGTACTTGACCCGGTCGTTGTACATATTAAACATCAACGCTGGCAGGAATCCTTGCTGGTCGCGACTAAATTTGAATCCAGAAGCTGCGACGGCGACATTGTCTCGTTCCATCGATGAACGGATATCTTCGTCGTTCAATGCTCCATCGAGAATAGACTCAATAGAAGTGCCTGGCAATTGACCTACAATCGTCTCAGGTGAAATATTATATTGCATAATCAAGTGAGGGTACAGACTGTTAAGGTCGAACGACACAACCCAGTCATGCCGGCCAACTTGAGGATCCTTAACATACGCTCCTACAATCTGTCCATCTTTATCTTGCTTATCTGTAATGGGAACGACAATACCTTTCTTCAGCAAGTAGTTGTGGATGATAATGTCCCACATGCGCACTGAAGTAAATGCGTCAATCAAGTTCACTTTACCATCATATGCAATAGCAAAAATCTGTTCGAGGAATTTCAGTTTGTCTTCTAACTTGTCTACAAGCTCAACGTCGCGAATGTTGTAATCGATATACTTCTGAAAGTCTTTTACATAGAAGTCGTGCATCGATTCGTATTCGGAGTAATCCAACTTACGTTCACCGAGTTCAATAAATGCAATATGGTCTAGCTTAAATGATTCTTGTTGTGAGAATGAGAACTTCTTATAAGCCTGCATGTAGTCAATAATCGTGATACCGACCGGCACATATACTGTATTTTCTCTTCCCATAATCTCGAGTTTACGTTCCTCAAGAATGCCCCACGGCGACAAGCGTTTCGCAGCACTTTCGCCCATGATCCGACGAATACGGTTAACGAGGTACGGAATATCGAAGAACTCAACGTTCCAACCAGTCAGAACATCAGGTGCATATTGTTCCGATTGCCATATGGCAAGAAACTTTGTAAGGAGATCCGTCTCATCCTTACACTGAAAGTATTTGACACTATCGCTCGATACCTTATACGGATGCATGCCAAGCACAAGCGACTGACCGTTCTTACGAACAGTGATAGCAGTGACCATTCGGTTTGCTGTTGTGATGTCAGGGAATCCACCTTCAGTCGATGTCTCAATATCAAGTGTGACTACAGAGATTGCTTTTGGGTCGTAGTCAATGTCGTTGGGATAGTTGTCGTTGATGAATGCGTATTGGAACGTCGTCATTCCGAAGATAGGTTTGCCTGGTATACCTTCGAACTTCTTAATGTAATCTCGCGCTTCGTATATGTTATCAAACTCACGCTTGTATACCTTCTGACCCTTTAAAGTGCGAAAAGGCGTATCAACGCCCTTCGCTTCATATACTTTGTTAGGTTCAAACAGGTATGGTTGGTATTCAATGGACCGCTTGATACGACTACCATTTTCATAGCCGCGGAGTAAGATTTCGTTACGGTATAAGTGGACGTTCGTATAAAAATTCATTTAATCCCAAAGTGCTTCGTAGTATTTGCCGAACAAACGGAAACCATTCGTGTTACGTTTGCCATGTGCTTCCAGTGCTTCCCAGTTGCACGTGCGGTTCCCTGTGTGTTTCATTGTGAAAGTCTTTTCGACTTTGTCGGTAATTGGGTTGTGGATTTCTTCTCCAGTATCTTCCCAGATAGTATCCCCCCATTCGCCAGTCCAGTAAACATCATCCCAACCATCATTGCACTTGCATTCAAATGCTTGGATCATTTCATCCAATACCCAATCCCAACGCTTGAAATGGTTAGCATCAGTGTCCCATTCATTTTCTTTGGGAGGTGCACTCGTGGATCTCAATTCTTCTGGAACATCCTCATCATCAACGAAAGGAGCTCCGTGCTTGGTGGCTTGTAGTTGCTTAAGCATAGGAAGGACCATCAAGGCAAGTGTGTGATCCATTGACCATGTATCGTAATTATCGATTCGAACCTGTACCTTACGTTTCTTGTGCTTCTCAACCCAATTGCAGAATTTCATCAGCAGGCTATCACCTTCATCGCCGCCAGCAAGCCAGGTTCCAAAATTATGAACGCGGTCGTCTTTATCCTTATCCATCCAGAACAAAATCTTTTCTGCAATTTGATAAGGACCAATCCAATCTCTATAAGGACCAATATAAACCTTCATTATAGCTCTACCTTTTCTCCGTCTTTGGTGAAGAATACTTCAATTTTCTTTTGATCATCCCACGACTTGCAATATCCGTTGTCTTTGTCACACAAGTCAAGTGCTTCTCGTTCAGTGACTACTCGATGTGAAACAATCGTTTCCCCGAGATGTTCCTGTGAGAATTCTTTCGCTTCATTCAGCGTAACTGTATCAAGTGCCCACTCAGCTTTACCAACTGGCACTTGGACCATATATCGTTCGCGGAATTGGGATACGCATTCCACAAGCACCCATTCCATTTCCTGCTTCTTTCTGAGTGAGAAAGATCCGTTTTTATTATCGATCCACTCTACAGTGTCTCCAACCTCAAGGCCAGTATGCTCGAGTATTTCATCATTGAGAGGCAAGATTAAGTCTAATGTGTCGGGGTCTTCAATAAGAGTTACGGTCCAGCTCTTGTCCATCGATTTTCTCCATAATAAAAAGGTTTGCCAGATTGGCAGCCGATTTTACATCATTATGGGTTGTTTTGGCAACAGGTATACCATATTGGTAATAATATACCACAAAAGGCAACTCGTCTTCGTATTTCCCAATTTCTGCTTCTCTGTTGTTGAGAATAAAGTAGTTAGTTTGTTGGAATCTGGGCATACTATCCTCCTTTGTACGAAAGTACTTAGTCCGCCGACAGCATCATTTGTATTATATTTTTAAAGTATTTTTGTGGATCAGGAAAACCAAACCGATCGTCTGTAATTATCTTTTTCCTGTGCAGCTCTAGTAAATTATTCATTTCATTCGATAGCTGGCCGGCTTGTGTGAATGAGCTTATATCTGTTCCATCATCCTTCGTCCACTCTACCATCCTATCCGGAAAAGGAAACGAGTATCCATACTTGCTATAATTTTTATCCATATCGCTTCTTGTCATATTTGGATATGGTCCTGGCGGCAAAATGCGCAGCGGGTTCATATTGACAGCATCTATGGGACTATCCTCTGAAATAAACCACTCAGTCACTGACCGCACAAAAGAAGAGCTCTCTCCAGGCAAACCTACAATATACCCAGCCTTAATATAAACTTGGTCTCCCCAAACTTTTTTAGCGTATTGTAGTGCTTGTATGCGCTTTTCTTCACTCATCCCCTTACCAATCACTCTTGATGCTGTTGGATGAAGAGACTCAATGCCCATAAACGTAGACCTCAAACCAATCTCTTTCAATAAATGGACTTGATCGAGATTTGAAGCAATCATGTCAGCTCGTGTGTACGCACTGAATGAAGGTTTGAAAGGAAGTTTATTGACTACTCTGCGCAACAACTCGAGTTTGTGGGTTGAGTCGTTGAAAGTATCATCGCCTATGAAGTAGCTTGTCGTTCCCCACTTTGTGTAATTTTCCAGCAGCTCTTCATATAACACATCTTCACATTTTGAGGAAGATGCAACATCCTTACGACCAATCAAAGGATATGAACAAAAAGAGCACTTGAACCTACATCCTCTTGCAATCTCTATCGTGAGTGTTTCTTCTGGTTGTATTTGATCGAGCTGAGTATATTGGACTTTACTGTTTATAAAACTCCATGCATTGCTTTCAGCATTAACATCATGACTTATGACCTTTGGCCATATACGTTTTGTATCTCGTAAGTAATCAACAAGCTGGGTTTCACCGAACCCTACCACAATGTGATCGAATGCAACGTCGTTGTAAAAGTCAATCTTAGGGCCACCTGCTAAGAATTTAACTTTCGGATTAATATCTCTAACAACCTGGAGCCATGGCTCTGAATTCCCAGCTACAAAATCGCCTACCAGCGTCCCAGCTCGTAAATGTGTTTGTTGTTTGATTGTATTTGTAGGGAGATCTGAAAAAGACATCCCGTCAACTCTATATGGCCACCATGTGGTGGAAAAGCCAATCATCCGCGTCGTTGAGTCAATAACGATACGGCATATGCTCGTCCATTGCTCTAATGTAAGAGCACTACTGAAATCTATAACGAGGCACGTGTAACCATTAGCCCGCAAATGACTTGCTAGCTGGTGGGCTCCATGCCCCCGTGTCCACTGATACTGATGTGATGTATCTGTTAATAATATGACGTTATAACTCATGCGTATATGATACACGCAGTCGTTATTTTAGTCAACAATCAATACCACTGTTTTAGGTGAGGGTACTTACCGAGATGGCGTGCACGCGCCTCGGCTACGCTAATCATCCAATTACCAATTTTCGTAAACAACGACTTCATAGCATACCTCGTGTTTTTAGATTACGCATTACACGCTCTACATCGGCGTGGTCGACACAATCTTTAAAGTAATTTTCAATCTCGTTTTGGTAGCTCAGAGTAAAGGTCTTCTTTACCCATTCCCAAAATCCATACGCTGGCGTTTCAACTCCGCCAAGAGCTTCTAATTCGTTATGCATGTTTCTACCCATATGTTTTTTGAACAAAATAAAAGCCGAAGGCTTGTGGCCCTCGGCTTAAAGGCTTACTGTTTGGACTCTACCAAAAGTTGTTTCTTGCTAGCTTTTGTTGTGCTAGGTTCCTTGACTTCAATTTTCTTTGGCTTCTTGTGCTCTGGAATAATTCTTTCCAAGAACACTTTCAACATACCATTGATCATTTCAGCATCTTTTACTTCGATTTGATCTTCAAGAGCGAATGTGCGAGTAAAGTTACGAGCAGCAATTCCTTTGAAAAGGAAGTTGTCGTTGCCTTCTTCGCTCTCAACATTGCCTTTGATAACCATCTTACCGTCAGCAAGTTCGATCTCAATGTCTTGCTTGGCAAAACCTGCAACAGCCAATTCGACGACGTAAGTATTATCGCCAGTCTTCTTAATGTTGTATGGAGGATAGTTAGGAATGTTTTTGGTTATATCGTCGTGCATTTTTGCAAGGCGATTGAACTGATCGTCAAAACCAACAAAGAATTTATCAAACTCTTTTGTGAAAGTAGGGAATGTAGTTAAAGTCATGGTAACCTCCTAATTACTTAGTTGCAAAAGCTTTTTTCAAGTCAGCAGAGAAAGCTGCTAGACCAACGGTAGTTGCAAAGTCGTTTACGCTGGATGCGTACTCACGAGCAAACTTAGCCTGGGCTTCGACAAAAGAATTGAGGGGTTTTTGAAACTCTGCGTTAGGGACAAAGGTCTTAACGAAAGTTTTTTTGGCGGTCTCGACGGCGTCGATACCATTGTTGATAAATGTCAACATAAGGTTCTCCTTAAATAAGCGAGTTAATTAAATCTTAATCCCGAAGGCATTAAGGGTAGTTTTTACTAGGATACCAGCCTAGTTCCCATCCCTGAGATGGAAGTATTTATAATACCACAACCGGCATTATAGAGTCAACAGCTAAATTATTCCATTAAAACGTAGTCGTTTTTCGAGACTCCGCATTCTGGGCAATTGACTTCGTCTGGCAAACTCAACCAATCAGCTTCAGAAAGTTGATGGCCACACACTACACAAACATAAATTCTTTCAGACATTACAGTGCTCCTAATTTTTGTTGATATGCTTCAGCATGGCGTTTTTCCACTTTTGCCAAAGCAGCAAATCGTTTCTCAGCCAGCGCTAATACTTTCTTAAACTGCTCCGCATGTTCCTCTGACTCGTTGATTTGATCTTGGAATTCCGCAACAGCATGATGCCCTTCTTGAGCAGCTTGCTCCTTAAAAGTAGGATACATCGTAGTGAATTCGTGCGTCTCACCTTCAATAGCAAGCTCTAAACACTTGCGCGTATCTGGTTTACCAATCAGCAACTCCAAATGCCCCCACGCGTGTAGGATTTCTTGGTCGGCTGTATGTTCAAAGTGCTTCGCGACCTCTTCAAACCCCTCAGCACGTGCAAGTTTAGCAAAGTACCGATATTTAATATGAGCCATCGACTCGCCGGCCAACGCGCTCTCCAAATTTTTAATTGTTACTGACATTTCAACTCCTTTTTTTCAATCAGTGGCATTATTATATATTTGCATCAATCGAAAAATCTAATTGATATTTTGAATCATAACAATAGGAGTTCTATGCCAGCTTCCTTGAACATATCTTGTGCTACATCAAAGTGATATGCTGCTAAAGTCTCAGTATCATTGCTGTCGTAATTGTGAGTAATTACAGTCGTAATACCACGTTGTATAATCGATTTCGCGCACTCATTGCATGGATGCATGGTAGCATATAAGGTGGCGCCTTCTACGCTTGTAAACGCGTTATCTAGCGCATTCCTTTCAGCGTGACATACAAACAATCGTTTAGTAGCACGGTTGTGTAGTCTTGAAGAATCATCATCGATTCCACGAGGGAAGCCATTGTACCCCAAACTAAGAACTTGTTTGCGATCATTGACGATTACAGATCCAACTTGCTTAGATGGATCTTTGGACCATTTAGCTACGTGTTGAGCTAATTCGAAAAAACGGGTGTGCCAAGTATTATTCATACTACAATTATAACTCGGACAGCCAGACCAGGTCAACAATAAATACCAACAAAAACAACATGGATCCACTAACCCTCCTTGCACTTGCAAATGGTGCTGTCGCCGCTATTAAGAAAGGTTGCCAATTATACAAAGATGTAAAGGGCGCGGCTGGCGACGTCAAAGAGGTGCTCAAAGACCTGGATCAACAGTTCCGTAAATCGACCGAAGGTAAGAAAGTTACCAAGGAGATGAAGGAGCAATATGAAGCGGAAAGAAACCGTGTCATAGAAATCTCCAAACACGATCCAAACGACATCATAGCAACGATCGGCGACCAATTAGGTGCATTCTTCGATGCATTTGACCAGATCGAGGAATTGTTCTGGGAAGAGGAAAGAAAATCAAAAGAGTTGTATGCTGGCGACGTCTCTCTAAGCAGAAGAGCTTTACAAAGAGTGTTGATTCGCACACGTTTAGAACAAATGGAAGTTGAGCTACGTGAGCAGATGATTTATCATGTACCAGCTGATCTTAAAGATCTATGGACAAGATTCCAAGCAATGCGCACCGAAATGGAAGCGCAGCAAAAAGTACTT